GGCTTTAGTATTGTCTATGATACTGACTTCATAGGTCAGTATGTAGTTATTATAAACGCCTGTATCAATTAACAGGTCGCCGTTCCTGTAAGGGATTTGAACCTTTTCAACGACTCGTGACGGGCTTCCGTAAATATTAGCACCGCTAACTAAAAGCCCGAACTCACCCGTGGAGTGTCCGTTATAAGTGAAATGATTTAACATTATCTCCAAACTCTCCCTTCCGTTGCTATTGCTAAGTTCATTTTATTCATTACCGCTTCAGCCGTTGCCTCTGCGTTGTTTGCTTCGTTGACTGTGACGTTGATAACAGTTCCGCCCATCATTGAACGGAGTTTATCTTCACCGATTATGATTTCTCTTCCTCTTTCACCGCCAGCCATAAACTCGCCGTTTTTATTCATTCCGAATATTGTGGCACCGTCTAAGACTAAGCCGTCATAACCTTTAGCGTACCAGTCTATTCCAATGCTAGGTTTAACGCCTTGTAACAAGTCCGTCAATTTCCAGCCACGAGGGCTGATATACGGGTGCGGTAGTTTAATCTTAGGAAACTCAAAATCGCCATTGAATAAATCGTTCGCTATCTTAATCGCTCCACCGATCAGGGAGATTAATTTCTCAATAATCGGCCATACTGTCTTAATAGCTGCTCCGATTTTATCAAACGCATTCTTGACGTTAGTTTTTACCTCGTCCCAGTCTACGGACTGAACCCATTCAACAAACTTTTCCGTTAAGTCCGCAACTACTGGAGCCAACGCAACGGCTATCGTATTTTTAGCCGTGTCGAATGCCTTGTCTAGTCTTTGCATACTGTCGTCAATACCACCAAGGCTCTGCAATGTGTCGTTATCCAAGACATAGCCCATATCGTAAGCCTCTTGTCTAAATGCGTCTAACTGTTCAGAACCAGCCTCGATAATAGGATTTAACTCTTGACCACTTTTACCGAATAAAGCCATTGAGAGAGCGTCTCTTTCGGTCTGATTCTCAACTTGCCCTAACTTGTCAATAGCCTCGTTAAATACATCATTAGCCGAACGCATAGAGCCGTCGGTGTTTGTAATGTCGATTCCTAATTGCTGAAAAGCCTCATACGCCGAGCCAGTTCCGCTCGAAGCTGAGTCCATATTCCTCGTTAGTTTAGTCAAGGAGCCCGTAATTGTGCTGACGTCAGTATCGACCAACTCAGCCATATAAGCGTATTCTTGTAACTCGTCAGTTGAAAGACCCGTGACGGTCGACTGTGTAAGTAAATCGTCTGCGAGTGTTACGGTGTCACCGATCAGAGCGTCATAAGCACCGCTGACGGCTTGAACGCCTTTCTTGAATAACTCCGCACCCTGATTTAAGCCCGTTAAGACTCCGCTAAGGTCAGAGAATGAGAACTTCGCACTCTCGCCTTTCTTCCCAGCCGTCTCGACCTCATTTCCGAGGTCTGTGCTGGACTTTTTAGCTGCGTCCGACTGACTCTTCACGTCGTCTAATTGAGTCTCATAACCACTTAATTGAAGTTTAGTCGCCTCTATTTCACGGCTTAAGGCTTTCTGTTGCTCGGTCAGTTCCCCGTTGGCGTCGCTCGGTAGAGCGTTCAGCATATTCTGCTCTTCTAAGAGTTTCTGAGCCGTTAAGGATATAGCGTCCTCAAGATAGCCTTGTTTCTGTGTTAATAGCTCGACGTTAGACGGGTCTAGTTTAAGAAGTTTGTTTACATCTCTTAACTTGCTATCGGTAGATGATAGGTCTTTACTAACTTTATTAAATGCGTCCGTGACTTGCGTAAAGTCCGCACCGAGCTCGATAGTAATGCCCCTGATCTTCTTGCCAGCCATATAATCGCTCCTTTCTAGAATTTATCGAAATCGCTCTGCGTTGCCTCGTAATCATACTCGACTGAGTCGTTATCGCTCTCAATGAACATATCCTGAACCATTCCATAAGTTAAATGGTCGAGGTCGTCATATCTTAGCCCGAGCTGAGTACATCGAAGTAAATACAGAGCGGTATTATATTCACGTTTTACTTGTTTATGTTTTTTTTTGGTTCGGACGTGGTCTTTTTGCTCTTTTCCCATAAGCCCACGATGTGAGCCATTGATAAGTAAATATCATCAATGCCGAACTGTTCCAGCCACTCGTTAATGCTTACAAGTGACGGGTCGTATTGCTTAGCCATTGTAAAGGCCAAGTTTTCAACGGTCGAGAAGTCGAAGTCACCTTTTAATGCTCCGCTCTTACCGTCTATGTGTTTGATCAGGTTTGAGAAGTCCACAATTAAGTCACGCCCGAATATTTCACGATATAATCGAGGTGTGTTTCCGTTGACTTTCATTCCGATTTCGTGTTCTCCGATTTTGATAATTTCTTCCATAATCTCTCCTTATAGTTAAAAAAGGGTGAGATGTCTCCCACCCTTATTCGATAGTTGGCACGTATACGGCCGTATTCCAAGCGTTATACTGAGTAGCCTTGTCTGCTCCGCATTTCCACTTTACTAAGCCGTCAGATAAACGTCCGCCGACAGTTAAAGGAATTGAGATTTCTCCCGGTGAGACTGTGGTGTCCTTTGTTTCGCTTGAGATTTCATACTTTCCAGCGGTGCAACGATATAATACGTGTCTAGTTGCGTTCTCGTCACCTTCAAACTGGAACATCAGAGCGAACTTCTTCGGCTGGTCATAAATTGATTCACCGATTAAGTCGTTAGTGTCTGTCTGTTCGCCATAGACCTCAGTTCTAAAGTCGTCGCTCAGAGTAGCAAGAACTAAGTTACCCTCGTAACCGCTGAAGATGTTATCTGTGTAGTAGTTAGCGTCGTTATCGGCTGCGAAGTTGACAGTTTCCTGTGATGGACTGAGTGAGATAGAACGAGCACCGATTAATCTCTTAGGTGTGGCGTATGATTCAGTATACTGGCCATTTGTTCCGAGAGTTTCGGTGACTACGGCGTAATAAACATTAGTTATGCCATAATGGATTTTATTAGCCATTAATGATTACCTCGCTTTCATAAATGGTTTCATACATCTTTTCCGAGTCGATGTATAAGGACTCTTTCGAGTATGGAAATGGTAACAGGCTCTCGATATTATCCTCGAGAGTTAAGTCTTTCGTGTCTGTATAGAGTTCAATTCTAAGCGTTTCTACTTTTACATAGTTTGAGTTATCCGCCATCACGTCGTCACGATCAGGATAGTAATAAATCACATAAGGCAAACTCGGAGCTTTATCAGTTGGAAATGAATAATAAGTAGAGGGAAGTCCAAAGCTCTCGATTAATTGCGCTATTTGTAATCTCGTCATAATTGTTTTACCACCTCATTGAATAACTTTTCTTGTGCGTACTCGTCCGCCCTGTCAGCGTGGCCGTCGCCTTGTGTACGTCCGCCACCTCTCTTAGCGTGGCCGTCGTTTAATAAATGAGTGAGTCCAGGTTTTGTCTTGTTATAGACAGTCGCCTCGACGCCTTTCCAGTTTGACACGCTCTTAGTTACCGTCCACCCTTTAGCATAACCACCCGTTCTTTTCGGGCTTACGCTTTTAAGATATTTCACGGTATCTTTTGCGGTCGTGTTAGTGGCGTTTATGACGACGTCTCTCAGTTCCTCGCCGTACTCGTTTATTATGCTGGCCATTTGTTGCTGGAGTGACTTCATACGCCCTCTCGTTTCTCGGCGTATAACTCTATTAACTCGTTGCGGTCGACGTAGGTTCGGTAAATGGAGTAAGTGACTCCGTTATACTTGACCAGCGACTCGCCATTGTAGTCATAAGCGAACATTCGGAAACGATATTCAGGGTTTAGGCCATTACGACCGCCCTCGAACCATTCCGACTGACCTACCGAACTAACTTCAGCGAAGACCTTTCTTTCTGTTAAGTTGTCGACCCATATTCCTAACTCGTTTTGACTTTTGTTGTTACTGACTAAATAAATGACCGAACTTCTATCCATTAGCCCATTTTGTATAACCTGATCTCATTGAAAGCTGAGCCTTTTGTTCGTCGTAACTGGCTTTCAGTCTTTCATAGTTTTCAGGGTTTCCGAAGTGTGCACGGACGTATGTCTTAATCGCCATCAGCACGAGTTCGTCTATCGGTTCGGGAATGATAACCCCAGCCGTCTTTAAGTCTTCCTGTGCTGAGTCAATTAAGTCCGATATTTCCTCGTCAAAGTCGTCAGTAACAACTCTCAACGTCAGTTTTACTTTTCCGAGTATTGTTGTATCTGCCATTTTTTCACCTCTCTAAAAGGCTCAGAATCGCTCCTGAGCCTTGTTTCATTTACTAAGCCTTTGCAATTTTTACGAATGCGTTAGGTGCTACTACACCGAGAGCAACGTATTCACGGCCTAAGATTTCGATTAAATCCTGTTTCTTTAAAGTATTTTCATCGAACTTGAACTGAATGTCGTCACCTGCTGGGAAGTTTGCTAAAGCACCCATATCAAAGTCACCAACGATAGCGTATGGCTGAGTTGCGCCACTTGCTTCTGCGAATGACTTCAATGAGTTGTTGAATACAACTGTTAAGCCTTCGAATGGGTCTACGGCGTACTGTGCGGCATACTGAACGGCCTTGAATGCTGCCCAAGTTGCCTTATTCATAACGATTACAGGGTTCTGTGCTTCGTCACTTAACAGAGCGATAGCCTGAGCGATAGTGTCTAAACCAATTGTGGCAGCTACTACCTTTGGAACGGCTGGAGCGTTTGCGGTGCTTGTTGCTGGTGAATCAACGATTTTGCCGATTAATGTGTCGGCTGCCTTCTTAGCGATCTGGTATGTCAGTTCGTCATAGATGTAGTTTAAGAACTCTTCGCCTCTCATATCGTAGACTTCGTCACTAATCTGAATGACCTTCTTAATTGACTGAGGTACTAAATTAACTACGCCTAAAACTAAGTTTTCAGGGTCGATAGCGTCTCCGCCTTCGGTATGAATTACGGCACCGTCTGAGCTGATTTCAAAGCCAACCTTTAAGTTGCCCTTTAAGTAAGACTTTCTAACGAGAGCCATAATCTGCTCACGTTCCCAAGCGGTTCTAACTCTGTTTTCTACCAGTTCAGGTACTGGAACTGTGCCAGCGGCGGCATTTTCAGTTAATAAAGCACGGCAAGCTCTGTCGTCGCCTGTCTTAATATATTCAGCGTAAGCGTTGATATATTCCTGTGAATTTCTGATTTCCATATCTGTTTTCCTTTCTGTTTCCTTGAATGAGCGTACTTCTACGCCTGTGTCGATTACTTCCTCGACTTCCTTTTTGCGTTCTTCGATTTCGGCCTTGATTTCGGCTTTTCTATCCTTTAAAGCCCTTATCTCTGTTTCGAGTGCGTTAAGGTCGGAACCGTCAACGTTGAGCAAGTCCTTGACTTCGTTTAAGCGAGTTTCGACTTGCTCTAAGTCCATTTCTCTAATTTCCATTAGTCCTCGCTTTCTATCAGCTTTGTCAGTTCTTCAATTCTCTTAGCTCTTTCGACCTTTTCTTCGTGCTGGTGTAATCTCTCCGTTACACGTGCGGAAATCACTCCGTTTCCGTACGCTCTAGCACTAATTGAAGTGAAATCGTTCTGAGGAAGGCTGACGGCTGAAACGTCATACAGACGGCCGATTTTTTCAATGGTATAAACCCAAACTTCATCGGCGTCGTTATCGCTTTCGATTTCCCTTAATTCGCTAGCCTGATCAATGGTGAAACCGAACGACATCTTATTTGTGTAACCGCCCTTTATCTCTTCATATAACTGACGGCCGATTTCTGTTCCGCCTAAGTCAGCGGAAATAAAAAGCCCTTTCGGGTCTTCCTTGTTTAACTTTAATGTTCCGTTGGAAATACGAGCGAAGACTCGTCCCTCGTGGTTGTACTGGAGAATGACGTCGTCCATCTTTGTCTCGTCGAATGCGTGACGGTCGACTTCTTCTCTTACTTCGATGGTGTATCCATCAGGAGCCTTAACTCTGTAAAGGTAATATGGTTCGTTGTAGGTGCTGGCGTAACCTTCGACGATATGATCAGGAGTTTCGCTTTCTTCTCTTACTGATAAAACGAGGTCTCTGTATTGCATTTCGCCACTAGATACCTTTTCCATTATCTTGTCTAATTTACTCATTGTTTTGTTCCTCACTTTCTGAGCCGTTTTCCGCCGTTTCTACGGGCTTTTCTGTTGGCTCGGTCGATTCCCCTAACTTCTCATTAACGGCGTAATACTCGCCACGAATGACGGCCACGTCGCCGTTCTCAATAGGAGCGTAGTTAAATAACTCTCTTATTTCGTTAATTGTTAAGACGCCACGGTCTCCAAGTTGCTGAGCCATATTAACTTTCTCGCTTACGCTCATATACTGGAGACGGTTCGCATTAACATAGACGTGATTACCATAGGCTCTTTCATCGTCGGTATAAATAGCCCTTGAGAGTGCCTCACTTAATGCGATGGCGAACGGCTCTATTGCTAAATTGAAAAAAGCGTCTAACTGTT